AGATATATTTGCATCTCTTGCCCATCCTTGTGTATTACCAGCAGTGGTTCCAGCAGTATGTGCACCATGTGCGGTAGTTGGAGGATCAGTATGAGAATATGTATTTGGATGACTGCTGTAACCCAAGGCATTTTTATATTGAAACCAGTTAAAAGAAAACTGACATCGACTTCCTCCTGTACCATTCACATTTACTGCAAACTCTGGATGATTAGGATTTGGATAATCATCTACAATTACAACATCAACGTTCTTACCTGACCATGTTGTATGTAAGTTCCGATTTGAAATCTCTGTAAAAGATCCATTAGTTCCCCAATTAGATACAGTCGAACCTTGATTAACACGATATAAACCCCAGTTCTTATCATTAGAATCAATCACTCTATTATAATCTAAATCAACATCTATCTTTTCAAAATCCCCAGTTTGTTTCCAGTGTGGTAAAATTTCTACTTCTTGCTCCTCCCATGTTAGTTCACATGCTAACACTCTGGAATCATTTCTTAGTTCCTCTGCTTCACTTTCAGTCAACATATAATGTGTATTTCGACTGATTGTCCTTCGATTAGTTAATTCAACTGCACGATCAGGAATGTAAAGAGATCCACCAACAGTTTCCATATCATCATATAAACTCTCTAAATCATCCATTGATTTACATGTAACAATATATTCTCTCATCTAACTCTCCAACGCTAAGTAATGCAAAGTCACAGTGATCGCTTGTGTGCTTCCACTTTTATTAACTACTTTTACGTACACTGTTGACGCAGGTGTACCATCATTATTCCACCCAATGACACCTGGAGTCATGATTTGAGTTGCAGCACTACTCGTTATTACCTCAGCGATCACACCTGAACCAGGTATAGGGTCAGTGGTTTCTGCTCTACTTGCATCATTACTTCTACTTGTTGAATCAGTGTATAAAGTTACCCATGCTGCTGCTGACGTTTGAACTTTTAACAATGCATAAACCTTTGCTGCAGTGATTGATATGTTAGCAGACGCTGCGTTTGCTATGGATCCTGTTATTGCATTTGCAGTTGTTCTTGATCCTGAAGAACCTGAATTACCTTGAGCACCTTGAGCACCAGTGGCTCCTTGAGCACCTGAACCTGTCGCACCTTGAGCACCAGTTGATCCTGAACCTGTTGCACCTTGAGCACCATTTGTACCAGCAGCACCTTGAGCACCAGTGGCTCCTTGAGCACCAGTCGGACCGACATTACTGATTGATATAGTTCCAACCATACCAGAGTGTCCAGATGTGCAAGCATAATATAAAGTGCTTGGGGCATTATACGGAACTGCAAATATAATTGTTCCAGTCGCTGCTCTAGGATTAGTAATTCCTGTTGTATATTCATTACTAGAATTCCATGTTCCAGATGATGTCTGGATACCAAATCCATGTCCAGCAGCGTTCATGTTGAAAGTGTAAGTAAAACCTCTCAGTAAATAAAGTGTTGGATTACTAGATCCATCTATTACATAATTGTTACTACCATTATTAGTCACAGTGTATGATCTTGATCCAGTAGCACCTTGAGCACCTGTAGAACCTGTTGCACCTTGAGCACCTGTAGATCCTGTGCCTGTAGCACCTTGAGCTCCATTAGTTCCACTAGCACCTTGTGCACCTTGATCACCATTATTGCCCTGATGTCCTTGAGCACCTTGTGCACCTGTTGATCCTGTGCCTGTAGCACCTTGAGCACCTTGTGCACCTGTTGATCCTGAACCTGTTGCACCTTGGGCACCTTGGGCACCTACAGCTCCCTGTGCTCCACCAGTGGCACCTTGAGCACCTACGCCCGTTGCACCTTGTGCACCCTGAGCACCAGTAGCACCTGAACCCGTAGCACCTTGAGCACCAGTAGCACCCTGAGCACCATTTGCACCTTGAGATCCCTGAGCACCAACTGGTCCTGATCCTGTGCTTACCCACTGACTTGTATTACCATCGTTAAAATATACTAATAGATCACCAGCGTCACTATCCCACCACAAATCACCAGAGTCAGGACTACTTGGTGGATTAATACTAGATACCAAACTCGCATCATCCCCTTGAGCACCAGCAGATCCTTGAGCACCAGCAGATCCTTGAGCACCAGCAGATCCTTGAGCACCAGCAGCACCTTGTGCACCTTGAGCACCTACCGCACCCTGTGCTCCACCTGTAGCACCTTGATGTCCCTGAGCACCCGTTGCCCCTGCATTAGTGCTTACCCATTGACTACTGTTACCATCATTAAAATAAACTAAAAGGTCAGCATCATCACTATCCCACCATAAGTCACCAGAATTAGGACTACTTGGTGCACCAGTTGATACTGTAACACTAGCACCACCCCCACCACTAATGCCTGTTAAATTGGAACCATCACCGTAATATTTGTTTGCAGTCACTATTCCTACAGCTAGAACAGCAGTATTGTTAGAATCAACCGCTGATACATTTGTTGTTCCAATACCTACGTTTGATGATGTATTAATACCAGCACTATTTTGCTGCCAGTAATTGAATGCTGATAGAGAACTTAGAACTCCTGCATTTGAATCAACCCATTGTTGACTGTCGCCATCATCGTAATATATTTTTAATGATCCAGTATCACTTTCCCACCATAAATCCCCAGTGTTAGGACTAGACGGAGGATTATCTGATATTGTAACAGTTTCACTTCCTCCTGAAGTTTCTACCCATTGGTTACTATCACCATCAGTGTAATAGATGTAAAGTTCACCTACATCACTGTCCCACCATAAATCACCATTAGAAGCTGTGCCTGGTGGATTGGATGAAACAGTTACGTTTGCTCCACCAGCTCCTCCTCCTCCACCACCACTTCCAGAAGTGGTTCCGATTCCACTATTTGCTATTACCCACTGTGCACTATTAATATCTTGATAGTATACGTTTAATTCACCCTCATCACTATCCCACCACAAATCTCCTGATCTTGGATTTGGTGGTGCGAGTGTTGATATTGATACGGGTGTTACCGTGATTGTTGATATGGTTCCACTTGCAGTCGCTGTAACTGCAGCACCAACGAAGTTTAATTTTGATACAGTATTTGCTGTTCCTACTAATGTTCCCTCATCAAATATTGATATACCATTTACTAAAGTTGCAGGAGTATCCTCCTGCCAGTAGCGATCATATGTGCTTCCATTAGGAACAGTAATTAATTTGTAATATGTGCTTGATACTGGAAGACTTTTTTCGCCAGGAAATCCTAAATTGGGTTCAACCTGCCCAGATTCAACATACAGATGCCTATCTGTACTTAAACCAGAAAATCCAATTATCTTGGATCTTCCACTTAAATATCTCTGACTTGATCTTCTTCCTTCAGCCATTATGCAGTACTATTTTCTAGAATACTAGCTAAGAACTCCATCTGCAATGGTGCGACCAATCCACCACTGGGTGAGGTACCCACGTTCACTGTAGCTGTAGTTGTTGTAGTTGATGCTATTGATATATTAAGACCTGCATAAGGATCTGTTGATCTTGGATATGCATGCTCTGTAGAGTTCCCATCTTGTGTGCATGTAAATATAATTGAATCTGTTGCGATTCCAACAGTCGAATATGCTCTACTTATTCCATTAGCAGTCGCACTTACAAACGTATGAATACCAGTGTATGTTGATGGTATTGTGTCTAAAACCACAGCTTCAAAAGTATTAGTAGTTACATTAGATATACTTAACCACTTACCACTAGGATAGTCAGTGGATCTTGGATAGGGATGATTTGTTGCATGATTATCTTGGGCACATGTAAAAGTGATTGATCCATCTGCAAATTTTATTTTATCTGTTGCCGAAAATCCATGATTCGCAACTGTTACAGTCATGATTCCTGTTACTGGACTGTATAATGCATTAGTCGCAGTATGAGTTGTTGTAGCACTTCTTAATCCATGTCCAGCACCTAAAGTTAAAACTAATTCACCACTGACCCCTGTGTAAGTTGCGAATGAGGGAGTAAACTGTGTTCCAGTATTTGTTGTGACTGCATTGCTTCTTGAGCGAACAAAATAATGTATTGCTGGATTGTAAAAATGAGGATATCCTTTTGAACTTCCGATAACTGCGGAGAAAGTTCTTGATGTTCCAACAGTGTTTGTGATTTCATCTACAACGTATGATTGTTGTGGATCAGGAAATATTGTTGTTGTAATACCTGTGCTCCCTGAACATGTGAAAGCAATTCCACTCATTGTAATTGGATCACCCACATTAAAATTATGTGGATTCATAGTGGTCACTGTGGCTACACCAGTTGGTTCATGATATAAGACATTAGTGATCGTACCGACTCCTGACTGCACACCTCTTAAAAAAAGTCTGTCCAAAGTCAGTGGTGTCTTTTCTAAAACTAATCTACCATCTATGAGTATCGCTGCATCGTTGGGTGGTATCTCTATATCTTTTATTACTCTTATATCTCTTTTATTACCTGTGCTTCTAGATTCTCTCCTATGTATTAACGAAACTGTTGGATATGTTTGACCTATTCCTACGTTGGATACTTGTGCGTACAGCAAAATTGCAGTAGTACCAGTAGGTACTTCATAAAGTTTCTGCTCACCTGGTGCTACAGGAACAGCGACAGTTAGAAACTTATTGACTGGTGCAATTGCCATATTATTTAATTATCCTCCCAAAGCAAGAATTAATGGAGTAAGGTTAGCTTGTATCGCTCTGTTGAAGTCTCTTCCTGAAATGGTAGAAGTAGTTTGGTTAATTTCTAATCCTTGACCAATTCTAAAGTTACCTTTTTGATCTGTGCTAGTGAACGGAACTTGACCTCCATTAATCGCAACAATTTCATTCGCAGGAATTGGCTCACCACCTTGGAAGGGGTTTGCTCTATTTATGTCGGTACCTGCACCTACGTACTCAAAGGAATGTGAACTAGTGATGATACGACTGATTCTTAAAAACTCAACCCCCACACCTTGAGCAACACTATATGGTATAAATTCATTAAATGTAACTGTTGTTAATCCTGCGTTTACTCCAGTTTGAACGGGTTCTGTTGCATCATCAACTGTAAATAAAATCGGATCTGTTACTGCGATACCGACTGCACTACCAGTGCTAAATGAGATATCAATCGGTTGAATTGGTAAAAAGTTTCTACCACTCGCTATCACATCTACAGATGTAATTGTTCCAGCAGCACTTACATTAGCAGACAATTCTGCTAGTATTCCTTCTGGACCTGCTGGTGCAGTAACTAATACGTTTGGTGGTGAACCAGCACTATATTCACCAGGATTTCCACCATTAATAATCTTTATACTACGTATAGTTCTCATAGGTTGGGTAAGAATACCACTGTAACCTGCAACCTCTGGATAATCAGATAGGTTTATTTTGAAAAATAATGACTGACCATCAAATGGTTTACGAACATTATTGTCTACATCTCTTACATTCAAAAATTCAAAAACATCACTTTCAGCAGTCGCTCCACCTGTTGTTATTCCTGTAAATTCAGCACCACTCGTGCCATCTGCAACTAAACCAAAATCACCAAATGATGAGTTAGAGTTTGTGAGGTCACATTGTCCTCCACCTCCAGCGAAGATACCAATATGACTGTTGATTGTAAATATAGAAACTAATTGTGCATATGCCTTGTTTGTAACAGATACACCAATACCTGCTTCGTTATATTGTGTGAATGAATCACACACCATACTTCTTAAATCCTGCCCAAGATTATTAGTTCCAGAATATGCAGCGTTAGCATATCTACCATCAATCTTCAGTCCTATACTACCTGTAATAAAGTTTGTACAGTTTCTTGCATAAGGTGATCTCCATCTACCGCTTGGTCCTTCATTTGCAGGACCTGGTCCGATATATCCAGTTCTTGTTGCTGTCGCTTCACCAGCATCAATATCTGCCTGTATTGGTGGGAAAGCAAGACAACCACAACCCTCATGTAGCACACCGAAAGATGAAGCAGCAAAATTTAAGTTTTCAACCAAACATCCTCTCCTAACGTGGAATATATCATCATTTACATTATTTGGAACAACAGTCACCAATCTTAAATCTTGTCCAGACACTGAGACATCTGTTCTTAGTCCTACAGGATTATTCTCAAAATAAACACCAGGTCTTACATATATTGTATCACCATCTAATGCGACTGCAGCAGCACCACCGATTGTCGCTTTCGCATCACCTTCAAGCAGTCCTGAGTTTGCATCGTTACCATCTTTAGTAACATAAAGTATATTGGTTGTCTCAACACCTGGTGGTCTCCACGATACACCAATTCCAACAGACGATAATCTATAATCGGTTTTACCAGCTGCAACGCTGTTGTTTACATCTAGTAGTGAAGAATTTAACTCAACCGTTCCATCAAATACTGCAGGTCCATCTACTTCAAGTTCATTCTTTAATGTAGTTTTCTGAAATACATCAAGAGTGCTGTAAACAGTAGCACCGCCACCAACTGTAAGAATACCCGCAATACTTACCTCACCAACTGTTAATAAATTATCAAAAGGATTGAATATTAAACCGTCACTTGCATCAATTTTTAATTTATGGAAGTCATTTACATTATTTGAATCAATAAATGTAATCGGATGTGAGGAATTAACATCTGTAGAGTCTACATCAATAAAATTAGTATTAGTTGATAATCCTGCGGTCAGTGCAAATCCTGCATTTATTGAAAAAGTAGAGATACCTGCTGTGAGGGCGAATCCTGCTGTTGTGGCAAATGTAGAAATACCAGCAAAGTCAGAAAATGTCGCAAATCCTGCTCTGTGAGAGTTGGTTGAAAAACCTGATATTGTGGAGACACCAGATATATTTGCAAACGTAGCGATACCAGCAAAATCTGAAAAAGTAGCAAATCCTGCTCTTTTCGCTTCGGTGGCTAAAATTGAAGTTGATATCGTACCTGTGGTAAATCCTGTTATTATTACATCTTTACCAATAAAAACAGAGTCATTAAATCTTGATAATTCATCAACAACCAGAGCGTCTAAATTAGAGACACCATCCACATCCAAATCACCATCTAAATCTGTATTATTCTGAACATTTAAAGTGTTTCTTAATACCGCTGCTCCATCAACATCAAGTTGAGAATTAGCATATAGTATTCCATCAACATCAAGATCAGATCTGATTCTTGCTGATCCATCTACATCAAGGGGTTTTGTGGGATTGACTATGTTTATTCCAACATTGTCTGTTGTATGAATACCAGAAGAATTTTGAATCCATCTTGAACGAATATCAATATCTAATACACCACCACCTGCATCTGTACCAAATACTATATCACCACCACTTCTAGTTCCTATTAAGTTTATTGTTGTAAATGATCCAACACCAATATTAATTCCCTCGTTTCTAGCAAAGATACCATCTGCGTTAGCAAATGGTGGAGCAGAGACCCATCTAATACCACCAGCATCTTTACTTAAATAATCACCAGGATTTCCCTGTATATTATCAGAGTCATATATTTGTTCATCAATATGTACAGATCCACCGACATCTAACTTTTGATCAGGCAATAAACTACCTATTCCTACATTACCTGCCCTTGATCCAGTCGCTCTGATTGTAAAGAATTCATCATTACCATTCTTAACTTTAAAGTAATCAGTTACGGTTAAGATACCAACTTGAAGATTATCAATCTCTGGTAAAATTGCCTCTGTAAAGGTGGCAATACCTGTTGAAAATAAATTCCTCAGTGTTAAATCAAGAACATCTAAACTACCTTTAATTTCAACATCATTAAATGTTGCTATACCTGAGACATTTAATTGATCAAGATCTAAGGAATCTGTTCCATCAAAGTTGTAATATAGGTTTCCATAAACATATAGATCCTCGTAAACACGAACATCCTTATTAAACCAAGCCTCTTGACCTGTTACTGTTGGTTCTACATTAGGATTAGGATCTGATGCTGCCATATCAATATCCGCTTGGGGGTTTTATTTGCTGGAGTCCTTGACCTAAATTAGCAAAAGCACCAGAGTTACTCTTTAAAGCATCACCTATTCCACCTATACTACTTTGTAAAGATGATCCCAAATTAGCGACTGCATCTGAGGTTGCAAATGATTCAAGGTTCTTACTAAGATCACCACCCACTTTTAAAAGTTCATCTTGCATACCAGGTAATTTGTCTCCAAGATTTTTTGCTAAATCACCTGCCTTTCCAGCAAGACTATCAAGTTCTGGTGTTAAATCATCAAGATTATCTACAATACCTGCTGCTTCTTGTAATCCTTTTTCTAAGAATCCACCAAGTGAATCTGCCCCTATAAATGATCCAAATGCAACTGATTGCATCCATGTCTTAGGAACAAGATTTCCTTTTCTACCACGACTCCATACTTTTGGTGCCTGTAAACTTATCTCATCAGATCCTTCCAACCTTATAGATCTTGCATTCATGGTGATAGACTCTGAAGCATCAATCTCTACATTATTTCCTCTTACTCTTACTTTACCATTCTGTGCTACATTTATATCAATCGTTCCACTTCTACTATGAATGAATATATCTGTGCTCTTCGCATCATTTTTTTGACCTGCGATAATATCAATACTCACATCAGAGTTCATCTCAACTCTACCACTTTCATTCATTCCAAGTGAAAACTTATTTCCTTGCTTAGTTGTACCATACATTCTGAACACATCGGATCCACCCAAACCCATTATTGGATTTGCAACATCTATTCTAAATCTCGGTCCGAATACTTTAAAAAACCTTTCGTTCCAATTTTGCTTACGTTGTGACATATATATTTTTTAATTATTTATCTCAAGTTATACAATCAATTACTTCCTTAACTTCACCCTGATAATCAGGTCTTACATCAAGATTAGCAAGTAATAATGCTCCATTTCCTCCTGTGGTTTCTAATACAGGAAGTTCTTCTACTTTAATTTGTGTTATGGGTTTGACCTTTACTATTGAACCATTCTGTATGGTTACATCATATTCATTCCCAATATTATCAGTAACAGTATCACCATCATTATATCCTGAACCAGGATTTATAATTGTAACACTAGTCACGACGATCTCTGATTGATCTCCCACTGGATAATTTTCACCTTCTGATACAATGTAGATGTTATCAATCTTACCATCTTTAATAGTAGCTCTCGCTGTAGCTCCAAGACCTTGCTTACAATTATCCACAACCTCAACAAAAGGTGGGAATTGATAATTATTACCAGGATTTGTTACTTTAATATCAATCACACTACCCGTGCGATATCTGTTATCACCAATTATACTTCCAAATATCGGAATTGCCTCTGCACCAGATCCACCTCCACCGAATATTTTAATCTTTGGTGGTTCACATACCACAGGGAGTCCTGAGTAACAATTACTAATTGCACTCTTAAAACCAGGCACTTTCATTTCAGAATTGAAGATATCTAATGCACCTGCAATATCTTGAATACCGTCCAATGGGAATCCAGTCAATCTAGCAGCATTTGCTAATGAATTTGCTAAGTTTGCATTTCCTAGTATAGATGTCAGATCAGCATCACTTGCTGATATAGGACCATATCCTAGTCTATATCTACAATTATTAAGATCTCTTGGGGGTGGTTGATTACATCCACGTAACCCAACAGCACCAGCGATTGAATTAGTGCTTTGCCTAATGATATTCTCTACATTAAATCCACCACTTTCTTTATCAAAATATCCAAGTATCTTATCTAATCCACCTAAAGCACCAGACATTCCAGCACCTACTTTACCAATCACGCTATTTGTAATCGCACCGACAACTTGATCTCCAACACAATCAGTAAAATTAAAAACATTATCAACTACTGAATTAAGTATATCCTCAACATTAGATCCCAAATCAGCAACAATATTATTTGCTAAACATCCTATTAAATTCTCTGCAACTTGTAATGGTGCGAGCATTGATGTTTGTGCTGCGACACCTGCTATATGAGCTATCGCTGGATTTCCAGTTGCTGCTTTTACTTTACTTTCTACATCACCATATAAATTCTTCAAACCTCCTTGAGCAATCGGCACCATCGCACCAAATGTGCTGTCTATCATACCACTTACTAATCCACCAGCTTTAGATGTGATATCTTCAGTAGCTGCACTTATTTTATTTTTGATTGCATCTCTTGCAAATTCATTTCCTTCATCCAATCTCGCTTTCAAACCTCTCACATCATCAACTAAATTATTCACACTACTTTTTATTTCACTGATGGGACTTGCTCCACCACACATATTAACCTCTTTACCATCGGTGCTTGTGTATGTTGCTTTATTATCACCTTTAGACGCACTTTCTTCACCCTGTTTAAGTGGTGATTGTTGTGAAGATGAATTTGATTCATTTGTCTCATCCTGTTTTAAAATATAATCAGGATTAGACTTCATCGTTTCAGAGAAACCAGAAAAAGTGCCAAATGGTGAAGGAGTTCCAGATGATGCTCTTTGCTTATCACCTGTATTTGCAAAGACTCCTAAGATTATTGGTATCTGTGCACTTGTACCATCTAAGAAAAATCCTATCACCACATCACCCTGTGCAAGTTTTACTGTCTCTGCTCTATGCACAGATCCACTATTACCTGGTGGCATCAAAACTTGTGCCCAAGGAAGATCTTCATCTTTTAAAAGTTCATCATCATATGGATGATATCCCATAATACGAACCTTGTATCTATTACCCCAAGAACCCTCACCATTTTTTATCTGAGTCTCCCATGACTTTTCATCAGGTATCTGACCAATCCACCAAATGAATCCATCCTTCCCTACAAAATGTGTTTTAAAATTTAAATTATCCATTATTCCTTCCCAAACTCCCCAAATGTATCACGAATTACAGTCATTGATGTGATAGATTGTTCAGTATCAAAAGCATGACATAATTCTTTGATAAGATAATATCCACTTTGTTTTCTATCATATGTGCTTCCTTCTGGGGAACCAAGAAAATTAAGTTTAACAAGTTCACCTGCTTGCAAATTTGTGTTTAGAGGTATAACTATTTTAACAACCTGCTGAAATAATAAATTATATCTAACTAATGCCTCTCTTTGTGTCTGACTTACACCAGGTGTGTCTTCTTTACTCGCTGTCTTACTTAAAGTTCCTACATCTTTAACAACAGACAATATTCTACTCGGAAGTTCACCTAGACCTGTCCCTTCATCACTTAGTAATGTAGGCACTTCTGGAACATCACCTAAAGTTGATATTTTTTTACCTTTTGGTTGATTCAAAACTTCCTTTAAATTGAATGATCCTTCTTCAACTTTTGAAAATCTTCCATTTAAAGGATTAAAAGATGCTGTAAAATTTGAGTATTGTCCTATAATCAATTTTCTTAATAAATCATTATTTCTTTGAATTGAGTAAGACAGAATATTAAAATCTCCGCTTTCATTTATATAATCAGTAAATTGTTTATGTGTATACTCTCTGGTTGCCTTAAAGTTTGTTCTAGCAGTTCTACCATCCAAACCATCTTTAATCAAGGAGTCAGCTGATCTAAAATTAAAACCAGATTGAGTCTGATAAAAAAAGTATCCAGTGAATCCACTAGTGCTTTGTGTTTGAGGTGTAGCTTTTGAAGCTAACCAAACTAAAAGTTGAAATGGTGATTTTAAATTACCTAAAAAACCATATTTGTTGGATGCAGGATCAATATTTCCAGCATACCTGATAGTTTTAACTTTAAGATCATTTTTTAAAATATCCTCAACGTGAGTGTCTATCAAAGAATATGGTTCAAATTTCCTGTTAACATGAGTTATCTCATTTGTTATTGCCTCTCCTGATACCAAATGTAGCACAAATATCTCTTTTTGTCCATCTCTTATAACATTAGATATTTTTGAAACATACAAATATGTTTCAGGGGTATCAAAACGTAATCCTTTATTTACATTTGTGTTACCTTTAATTTTTATGGCAACTCTCTCACCACCACGAATTGGTAAACCATTGTATAAAGATTT